GGATTAGCTTTATAGGTTCACAAAAAAACAACATGACATTAAGTGATATAGGAGCATGGATCAGTTTTATTGGATCTCAAATCAGCGGAATGACGTTGAGCGGAATCGGAGCATGGATCAGCAACATTGCTGCACAGTCTGGCGGATTAACACTGAGCGGAATAGGAGCATGGATTAGTTATATTGCAAAAAGCGGCAACTTATCACTGCCTGGAATCCTCGGACTCGTAAATCAGGTTCAAAAACAATCTGGTTTTTCATTGATATTGTCTGGAATCACCGCACTTGTATCATCTATAGTGGGAGCACGGAAAGCAGAAGGTGGAGCTTTTTATGGCGGAAGGTGGCATAGCATACCACAATTTAGCAGTGGAGGAGTCATCAAAAAAGACTTCATGTCAAGCTTTAGCACCATTCCACGATATGCAGGCGGTACTGTAAATGCAGGTTCGATGTTTATTGCAGGAGAGGCTGGACCAGAGCTTGTGGGGCATGTAGGCGGACGCACAGAAGTACTCAACGAATCACAGCTTGCAAGCGTGATGCAAAGTGCAGTAGCAGAAGGAATGCAAACTGCAATGTCACAAATGGGCAGCAGTGGAAACATAACTGTCAATGTCACACTTCAAGGCGATGCAAGGCGCATTTTTGAGGTGGTGAAGAGTGAGAACAATTCGCGTGTTATGCAGACTGGCAAGGCGCAACTTTTAACGTAAAGGAGGGAAACAATGCAATGGATGGTCCGGTAAAAACTGTAATCATAAGTGGATTGGAGCTGAAAGCTAAAGATCTGACGATAACAGATAACATCATCTGGAGCCGCAATACGGGGCGAGTTGCGTCTGGCGATATGGAAGGTGACATCAAAGCAAAGAAAATTAAGTTAAATCTTACACTGGCGCCTTTGGATGATGAAGAAGCAGCAGCTTTTGCTGCTGCAATAGAACCACCATTTTTTCCGATCACTTTCCGAAATCCGAAGTCTGGGAAAACAGAAACGCGCAAATTTTATGTTGGAACGCCAACATATCCGGTGTATTCATACGCCGATATACTGCCCAGATATGTTGGCGTTGCCGCAAATTTTATTGAAAAATGAGGTGTCAAAATGAAGATGTCAAATAGAACACTGGTAAAAACAATCAATGGACTTTTATCGTTTAAAAACAATGGCGCAAGAAAGCCGATTAAGGCAATTTACGCAATTAACCGCAATATTGAAATGCTTGATAAAGCTGCGATTCCTTTTCAAGAATCAAGAAATGAATTGATTGAAAAGTACTGCGATAAAAAGAAAAATGGTGACATTGTCCCTAAAAAGGGAATGGAGCAAAACCTAGAATCAGAGTTGGGTGAATTACTGGATGGAATTGAAGTTGACGTAGATGTTTATAAGATTCCAATTAGCCTAGTTGAAAATATAGAAGCATCAGAGCTTGAATTTGAAGCAATTAGCATGATGCTAGAGAAAAGTGAGGTGAAAAAAGCATGACATATGATTATATGGTGAAACAAGATGGACAGTTTTATAAGCCTGGTCAAGATGTGCCAGATATGGGTACATTAGTGTGTACGTCTGCACAAGGGAATATACGTAGTTATGAGGGGCTTGCAAAAGATGTAGGCAAGCTTCCTACGTATGTTGCAACAGGCAGCTCTTTTCTGGCAAGTGATACTGGCGATTACTATAAATTCGAAGAGTCAACAGCAGCATGGAATAAGATTTAAGGAGTAAAAGATGAAACCAGAAGACGTCATTGGCATTTTAAATCGCAAGGTTCAGAACGCAACTGTAACGGAAGATCAAATTGATGCGGCTGTTGAAAAGTATCATAAGACTCATCCGTTGGAAACTGATAAAACACTTACTATTCCTGATGCCTTTGCAGATGCAAAAGCAGTCGGGGATGGATTGAGCAAAAAGGTAACAGGAAAAGGAATGACTTTGTACTATGATACAGAAAAACAGTGCGCAGCCATTAAATTTGATGAACAAGGTTAGGTGATCATTATGGGATTATGGACGGAATATAAGAAAAAAACGGCTGTAAAATCCACAGATACTTTTCTTGTGTATGACAGCGCAGAAGGCGTAATGCAAGTTGATGGATCAAATGTAAAAGAATCCTTTAGAGATGCTACAGATACCACATTGTCACAAGCAGACATGCCAGCTGATGCAAAAGCAGTTGGAGATAGATTCGCAAAGGTTGAAAAGAAGAATACAGAACAGGACACAGCGCTAAAAACAAAGGCCGATGGTACTGGCATAGAATTTTTCTTCGACTTAGCCAAAGGGTGCTTGGCTGCAAGGATAACAAAGTAGAGGAGGAAGGTGTATGGCTGACAAAATAATATATCTTGCAAATTGGGAAGATGTGGAAGAATTAAAGGCTGCATCAAAAACTCAAGAAACTAATATAGCGGATTTAACAAAGGAACTTGCAAAGAAAGCAAATGGCCAGGGAATTACTTTGAGTATAAATGAAAGTGGTGGACTGAGAGTAATGTATGACGATGGAAAGTGAGGATAAAAAATGGCAGCAGTGGCAGTAGACGTGGCAATGGAGTCAACATCACAAGAGATTTTAAATCTTTTAAAAACGGTAAAAACACTAGTAACAGATGTTTCAAAGTTTGACTGGAAGAATTTCTGGGAACAAACAGCAACAGACGAGGTTTTCTCAACAAAGTTTTATTATTATGAGACAAGCACCAGTCCGAGCGGAGAAAAAATGAATGCATCAGTTGGATTAACAGCCGTACCTTCAACAGAAACTGTAAAGGGGCAGGATGATTTTGCGAATCATAGTGCTTTTCAGACAATTGATTGTAATTTTGTGATTGATGAGCAAGAGAATAAGACTCCAGTAGCAATCAAAGGCGGTAATGGATATTCCGATATTGGAAAAGTAGATGTTGGAGTTATGGTTCCATTAACTTATTGGGGCATTCAAAAATTTGACACATATTACATTGTGCATTTTGCAACGAAGCCGCATCCTGAATTGGAGTGCACAACAGTTACACCATGGTGCAATAAAGAACTCGGTTATGGCATTTTGACAAAATACTATGCAGGACAAATTGACGGGATTTTATATTCATCATCTGGAAATGCAATTTATAACTTTGTTTCAGCCCAGTCTGGAAATACTGAGCTGCAGAAGAAAGGAACAGGATATCATGGCTCTGGATCAGAGCGAACGGCATATCTGCTGTGTATGCTATGGATGAAGTATGCAACAAAAAATAGTCAGAAAGTCTTTCAAGGATGTGCTTCATATAGTGTGCAAACTAAAGTTGCACAGACTGGAGAAAAAGTTAATTATGTTGTAATTCCAACAGCGCAGGCAAATAGCTTTTATGTTGGCACAACAGTATCCATCGGAGATGCAACTGGTCACACAGACAATCTGGATCGTGGACAGGCATACATGCGAAATATCGCAGATAAAGTCAAAATAACAGCTATCGAAACAATATCTGGAACAGATAACAGTAGAGTATATGTCGGTAAGCAAAATATGACAATTACAGAAGATACATATATATCATCAATGCCATTACATGCAGGACAAACTGACAAGGTGCTTGGAGTGGATGGATATGTCAAGAATGATGGCAAGCATGCATTCAAACTTGGCGGTATTGAAGATATGGTTGGTGCATATTATATCTCAATGAACGAGTTGTGGAACAAGACCACAGCAACAGCAGTTAACTACTACGTTAGAGGCACTGCTGCATGGTCAAGCACTGCCGCGAACTGGACAAAAATCGCAACTGTAGATCTTGAAACAACTGATGATTTTTGGATTGGCGACATTGATATAGACTTGTCTACAGGTGTTATATGGTTCAAGAGCAAGAGTTCAGGAGATTCAGTCGGTGTTGGCGACAGACAATATAATGGCGGTAATGCAACAGGTTGGCGCGAAGCGCTGAGGCGCGGCTTTCTCGGGAACTGGTCGAATGCCGGATTCTCCTACGCGAATCTCGGGTACGTCGTGTCGAATGCGTTCTGGATCTTCGCTCTCTGCGTTTAATTCCGAACCTTTTAAGGGGTGAATTTTGCGCAAGCAAAAGAGGGGGCTGCCCCTCTAAATAGTATACAGAAATAATTTTAAAATAGGACTTGTCACACACGGGCGCGGCAATCTCAGGAACAGGTCGAATGCCGGATTCTCCTACGCGAATCTCAGGAACGACGTGACGAATGCGAACTGGAACTACGCTCTCTGCTTTTATATGTCTGACGGGACAAAATAGTACGTTGGTACTTAGTGTGGCATTTCGCGGATGTAATTCCGCTGCTGTGTAAGCAACACTTAAATAGGCAACAAAAAGGGAATCGGAATGCCGACGGACATTCCGATAACTTATGTGAAAGACATAGGTTGGGGCTAGTAGACATCCGAACGTCCCTCGGAATTTAAACGATATTTACAAAAAGGATAAAAAATACTTGAAACGTTGTTGTAAAAGAATAGATATAACTAACAGAATATTGGTTGAACGAGCAGTAAGAGATTGCATAAGTGGAAAGATGAATCGAGGGGACACTATAAGAATGTTCTCAGAGTACTCAAAGTTGCCACGTGAAATCATAAAAAAGATCTGCAAAGAGCACTTCATGATGGAAGGATTGATCAATACTGTTATAGACGGTATACAACAAGAAATTATTGAAAAGAAATATGTTGTAAAGCCAATTCGTTACAGATACCAAGTTGATAAGTGTAACGGAAAGGTCAGAAAGATAGGGATACAAGATGTAAAGCAACAGATATACGACTATATAGCTGTATATGCAATGGAAGAATTATTCCGAAAGAAAATAGGCTTTTACCAATGCGGAGCATTAAAGAACAAGGGATGCGAATTTGGTGCAAAAGCAATTAAGAAATGGGTAGACAACCATGATATAAGATGGGGATGGCAAGCAGATATCAGGCATTATTATGAAACCATACCTAAAGGTAAATTAAAAGAACTGCTAAGGTGAGACGTAGATAACGACGATGTTATACATCTCGTTTTCTTCTTAATTGATTCGTTTGAGGGTGGATTATCAATCGGTTCATACCTTAGCCAATATCTTGCGAATTACTACATGTCATATGCATGTCATTATGTTAATGAGCAGGTATGCAAATTAAGAAAACATAGGAACGGAGCTGCTAATCGTGTCAATCTTGTATCTCATGCTTTGTTTCAAATGGACGATATACTAATCGTTTCAAAAAGCTTGAAGGATTTAAAAATGGCGGTAAAAAGATTTTCAAGTTATGTTTCGGATTTTTTAGGGCTAGAAATTAAGGAAACGTCAAAATTCATTGATCTGAGTGTTACATACATTGATATTTTAGGAAGAAAAATATCAAGAAGAAGTCTTACTGTACGCTCATCAAATTTTTTGAGATTTAGAAGGACTGCAAAAAAGGTAAGAAAAAGAACCCACCAAAAGAAAGAAGTGCCGCTATCATTGGCTAAAAGCTATATCGGGCGTTATGGAGTTATTAAACATTCAAACACACAACGTTTTCAACAAAAGTATCATGTCTTGGAAGATATAAAGAGATGTAAAGAAATTGTATCCACTCATGAGAGGAGATTAAACAATTATGGAAAAGATGAGATTTACGCTGCCACAGTTAAGTGCAGCATTCTATCCGCTTGAAAAAGGAATGGATGTAGTCATTTGTACAGATGAGCAGAAGATTACGATTGATGGTCCAGAAAACGGCAGTGAGACGATGTACGAGTATGATGGCAATATATTCAGGACATTTAAGTTGACGCAAGAGGAGATTATTCAGGCCCCAGAGCAATATCTTGACTACGAAGGCGATACAGAGCCAAGTGAAGAAATGACAAGATATGCAACAGAAATGATAGATGCATATACCTTGCAGCTGATCGAGGAAGGAGTACTGGCATGAGAAGTTTGGTAGAGAGTTTAAAAAGACTGTACGAAAGCGGAAGAGTGTCGGCAGAAAAGATTAAAGGGATGAAGATTCTCACAGAAGAAGAAAAAAGATACATCCTCGGAGAATAAAAAATAAAGCGAATATCTAGCACGGAGTATACCGTGCTAGAGAAAGGAAATCGTCATGTATCAGGCATCAGAAGCATTAGATAAAGTTATATCAGGCAGCGGAAGAACGTTCTACGCAAGGCTAAACGGAATATCAGATGGAATCCAAGAGATAGTGCAAACAAATTTCTCAACTCCTGATAGCTATTTTTATGTGGGTGGAGCTATAGCTTCCAAAATAGAAGTATCTATGTTTACAAAATCGCAAGAATTTGTAAAAGGCACGGAAGTAAAACTTGAAATTGGAGCAATAGCTGATGGCACTATAGAATGGATACCAATGGGGTATTTTACAATAAAAGAGCAAAAAAAAGACCGAAATCTGCTTACTTTTACAGCATATGACAGGCTAGAGTCAAAGTTAGCTAAAGCATATAAAAGCAAAATTACAAAGTATCCAGCAGAAAGCAAAGAATTTTTGACTGATATAAGTGAACAGACAGGTGTCGAGTTTGACACAAGTAAATTATCCGATACCTTGATGATTGATAAAATATTGACGGTTAACGACCAGTCGGGAGAGAAAACATACAAAGAGCCGTTTGATGGTTTCACAATGCAGCAGGTGGTTGGATACATCGCGCAACTCCATGGTACATTTGCTATATGCGATAGAAGCGGAAAAGTAACGTTTAGATGGTATGGAGCGTTAGCAACTGATCACCCAGGAAAAATAGGCGATACAGCAGGTAGCTATTTAAAAGACCAGAACCTATCGTTCATTTATAATACGATCGAATTTTTAAAAGAATCACACACGTATCTGATTAAGACCAATAGATATTTTGATGATCTGCTACAATCAGAAACGATGTGCCAAATCTCAGGCATCAGCTGCGATACAGAGAACAATCATTACGAATCAGGAACAAATATAAATACAAATTTAAGCAATCCAGTAATGACACAGGAATGGCTCAATAAAATCCTTAAAAAAATAAAGGATATGAGCTATTATCCAGTGTCATTTTCATTTATGGGAGATCCAAGACTTGACGTAGGTGATGTTGTTACAATAGTTGATGCCAAAAATAATCTTATAGATGTTCCAGTGATGCAGCACACCATTACATTTGATGGTGGTTTGCTGTCAGAAGTGGCATCTTATGGTTTTGAAGAAAAAGAGGTGAAAAGTCCATCTGAAATAGCGTTGCAACGGGTTAAAGATGATGTTCTTAGCCTTCAAGAAATTACGGCAAAAAAAGCCACATTCAATCAGTTAAACGCTGTAGATGCAAAGATCACGAACTTGCAGGCAAGTTCGATCACGGTAAATGATGCAAATATATTATTTGCCAGACTTGATAAAGCAAATATTCAGCAGGGTTGGATAACAAGTGTAATGATTGGTGATGCGCAAATTACCGATGCAAAAATTCAGGATATGTCTGCTGATAAACTAACAGCAGGCATTCTCGATGCAGAAAAGGTAACCTTGATAAATCTTGATGCTGGCAGCATAACAACCGGAACCATAACCGGACTTGATGCGATCTTTAACCGGTCTTTTACTGTTAATAGCCCATATTCTGACACTCAAAGCTTTATAATTGAAGCAAATCAAAACAACATCATAATTGGAACAAGAATCAAAGATGTATTATACAGCACGGACGATAACAGCATCATTTTTTCGCCTACGGGAGTAACACTACAAGGCGGAAATGGTGCGGTAGGAATAACTGCGAAGCATGATGTAACAATAGGATCAGATGGTGGATCAATTTACTTGAATGCTAACGGAACCACGTATAACGATATTCCAATATACGCTAGAAATGACTTATATACTTTTAAAATCCTTCATGAAGGAAACGCAACTTTGAAATCAGAATTTAGCAGCGGCGTTGAAATCGGAAGTATCAGTTTGGGAACGCTATCAATGACTTTAAAGGTCCCATTAGCATCAACAACACAATCCGGTCTGATTACAGAATCAGAAAAATCTAAGCTAAACACCGACTACTTGCCGTTAACAGGAGGTACACTCGAAAGCAGCAACGTAAACGTACTGGGTCTGAATTGCACGTCGGGTATGATGAGTACGTTAAGATTTTACGGTAGTGGAAAGCGACTCGGAAGTGTAGGCTTTAATGCTCAAAATTCAAGCTTATATCGCTGGAATACATCGGGTACTGCGTACAGAATACTTGATGAGAATGATTTGCCTTTGATGACCGATAGTGGATGGGTAAACATAACATTGGGTAGTGGAATCACTGCTGTAAGCTATATTGGAGCACGTGTCAGAAAGATAGGAAGTATGGTCAATGTCGTTATGGGAGTTACAGGAGCCACAGCAGCGTTCCAAACGCTCGGAACCCTGGCGCAAGGCTATAGACCAACAAAAGAAATTAACTTAGCAGCTAGATATTATAATTCTCCAACTGCCGCAATTTCAATTGGAACAGATGGAACAATCAAAGTTCTCCAGACTTCATCTGGCGGAAGCTCGTATAATGCAAGTGGAGCAATTTCATTTTCAATCACATATTTTATTTAAGCTTAAAGGGTGTATCAGTAATGATGCACCCTATTTTTATTGCCTATAATTGTTTAAATAGGAATCCTTTTTCTCACAAACAGATTGCTTTGCTTGCTGTATTGATTCTTCTAAATGTTTCAAATCAGGCTCTATAAAAGCATCTTTTACCTCGCCACGTGCCTGTCGAATTAAAAAATTATCGAGATATGCTTGAGCTGACGTTATACGGTCAGCAAGCGGCAACTTGTTTAATGCCGTAAGCATATCAAGTTGTGCGTGCCAATCAGATCCAGTATCACAAAAGACATTGTAATACAGACGTTTCAGATACGCAGCGTCTTCATGCTTTAAGTATTCCTGCAGAGCAGACAGTGTCTCACTATCTTTTTTAGGGTGATAAATACGTTTATATTTATCTGGATCATAGATAGCCATAAGACATTTTTCCGTATCGACACCACATTTATCAAACCACTCTAGCAACGCCGGGAAGTCTGGCGCACCAAGACCATTCTCCCAATTTTTTATTGTTCCTACACTCTTTCCAAGTGCTTTTGCCAAATCCATTTGTGACAATCCTGCATTTTTGCGCACATAAATTATAACTTTTATAAGTCGTTCAGTATCAGCTACTCGATTTCTCATGTCAAAAACCACCCTTCATATTAGTTCAAAATGTCATTTTTACAATAAATTGTACTTTAGCAAAAACAAAAAGTATAATTTATTGGCTACATCAAACAAAAGGTAAAGTCAAAGTTTTCTGGCACTTAAAAGTTTGGAAAATAGCCAAAAAACTTTGACTGAAAAAAATGTGAACAAAGTCAATACAATTGTAGTCACCAGTGCTATTATCTATACCATAGCAGAAAAGAGAAAGGAGGCTACTAATGATGACAGTTTACAACCGCAAAGTAACAGAGTCAATGGTTAATTTTGCCATTATTCATGGTAAATTACTAGACAATTTTACAACATTAGACTGCTTGGAGAGTGATTTTTGTTCAAACACCATCGAGACAAGTCGCCTGAGTGGAGTAAAGGATGAAATACCAATCGCTGTTGCAAAGGATAGAATCGGGGCTTTGAAGCGTCAGGATGAAGTGACAGTGATTGGAGAGTGGCGAAGCAAGAATTATTACACCGGTGACGGCAAAAGACATGTACAGCAGTACTTTCTGGTTCGTGAAATCAAAGCAGAAAGTGGGGAACATCGAAACCAAATTACATTGACTGGGTATTTATGCAGCAAGCCGATATATCGCACAACACCATTAAAAAAGGAGTTATGTGAGCTTATAGTTGCTGTAAATCGTTCATATGGCAAGAGCGATTATTTACATTGTATTGCTTGGAACCAACTCGCTCGAAAGGCATCAAATTTAAAGGTTGGGGACAAAATTAGACTGTCTGGAAGAATCCAGAGCAGAACTTATATCAAAAGAGAACATGAAACAGAAATGGTTAAAGTTGCATACGAAATTTCTGTGGATACAATTGCAAAGGAAAGGTGATTATATGTGTGATGTGGTTAGACGTTTTTTAGATAGTATCGTGGAATTAAAAGGCAATGAATATGTAAAAAGAGCGATTACATATATATCCACGTTCATTCCAGAAGAAAAACGTAACGAAATGGAATTGCTTGATTTCTTATATCAGCTAACAGATAGAGACGACGTAAAGAAATATCGCTGTGAGCTGATCGCACAGGCAATGACGAGAAAATAGAGGAAAGAGAGGGCAATGAATGGCAGAAAGAAGAAGCGAAAAGGATATTGATGCGGATGTTGAAGAAGCAATGAAGAAGTACTACAAGAAAAAAATCAGAGAGATCTTGAGGAATGAGGAAAGACTAAGCACAATTAGAATTGTTTATTATATCTTGACAAAATAAAAAGAGGGCATCCAGTAATGGGTGTCCTCTTAATGTTTTACTGGGCTGAAACAATTTTATCATTCTGCTCCAAGATATCAGATGCATCTTTCCATGCATAGTTAATCTGGATTGTGCTTGGAGCGGCAGCATCCTTACCATAATCGCAAGAGTGGATCGATAAGATGCAGGTCTTTGTTTCCCAAACAGTAAAATGACCATCATAGAGATTAAATATAAACGAATCACCTTTAGCCGAGAAAGAATCTTCATCATAATCCTGTGAAGGTTCACCATAAGCAGCTGTTAATTGCTCTTTTAAATCATTTGCCATTGGGCTAACATCATTTGTATTAAATTCATATGTAACACCGTACAGCATAGCATTTGCTACATTATAATCAATTACACCGTCTGCCGAAGGGCAAACAAAATACGCATATACAGAAGATGTTGTATATCCAAAGGCTGGCTGCTGATAGTTTGAAGCGAAAGCACTTGCCATAAAACCAGTCGAATCATAGTCAACACCAGTAATTCCACCATAGATAATATCATCAACTGAATAGACAGGAAGCGTCTGATCTATAGATGCTTGGAGGTTAAGTTCTGGTGTTAAGCTCTGCACACTCGCAAAATTTGTTCCCCACGGAATATCCTTGAACAGGATATCACCGTCTGGGAGTTCTGCCTCGGTTTCTGCTTCAGAACTCTCTTCCTCATCACCCTCAAGCAATTCATTATATAGTTTAAGAAGATCGTTGTAGTCTTTGAGCAATTCATTATACTTTGCTTCATAATCAATAGAAGTTTCTGTCTCCACTTCGCTTTCTGCAAATACTGGCGCTGCTTGTAATGCCATACAACTACACAGTACAGCTACAAATTTCTTTTTCATGTCCTTTTCTTCCTTTCTTTTTGTGCTTGTGTTGCACTATGTAAATAGTATAAACAGGTTTTCACAAAATAGCAACCAGAAATTCACCTTGCATACAAAACAAATGGGTATCCGCATTACGGATACCCACTGTCTGGTTAATTAGTTTTGCTTGTTGTTGGCGTCTGGTGGAAAGATAATATCTTTTCCTGCAAGAAGAGTATCAAGTACTTGTTCCAATTTTTCCCAGTCCGAATCCTTCATTTGCGCAAGATAAAGGATTAAACGCTTTTTAAAATTTTCATCGCCTGTTATTGCAAGCGTGCCAAGAAATGATTCAATCTCTTCTGATGGTGTAATGTTTTTAAACATATCGCCTTCTCCAGTAAGGAGCCAAGTTTCATTGACAGCATATTCCTTGCAAATGTTTGTGATAACAGGATTTGAAGGAACAATTCTTCCACTTTCATATTGAGCTATCGTATTACGCGCAACACCAATTTTAGAACCAAATTCCTCTTGCGTCATTCCAAGCTCCTGTCTTAATAATTTAAATCTTGTTTTCATTGTATTTTTCACCTCCTTTCACTTTGCATTGTACCACATAACAATAAAGAAGTCAAATAAAAAAGTCTGTAAAACAACAAAAAATATAATAAAAACAACAAAAAAGGTCTTGACAATGTAAAGCTAAAGACGTATACTGTTCTCAGAAACAACAAACAAGCACATTGAAAACTAAACAGAAAGGAGTCAAAACATGGAACTCTTGAGAATTAACTACGAGTCAGAGCAGCCTACTGTGTCGGCAAGAGAACTGCATGAGGGGCTTGAGATCAAGACAGCTTTTAAAGACTGGTTTCCACGGATGGCAGCATATGGATTTGAGGAAAATCAAGACTTTATATTGGTAGCTCAAAAAAGAGCAACCAATAATCCAAAGAATCCAACAACAACTTGCAACGATTATCAAATCTCCATCGACATGGCAAAGCAGATTTGCATGATTCAGCGTACCGACAAGGGCAAGCAGTACCGCCAGTACTTCATTGATCTCGAAAAGGCATGGAATACACCAGAACAGGTGATGGCACGAGCCTTAAAGATTGCCAATAACGAGATTGATAAGCTCAAGGCAGATAACAAGGTACTGATTGCAGACACAGAGCGCATGAAGCCAAAGGAAATCTTTGCAGATGCAGTGGAGTCTAGCAGGACCTCAATTCTGATAGGAGATATGGCAAAACTGATTTGCCAGAATGGTCATGAGATCGGGCAAAACAGACTCTTTGAGTGGATGCGTCAAAATGACTACCTGATTAAAAGTGGCGGCAGTAAAAACATGCCGACACAGAAGGCGATGGAACAGAAACTCTTTGAAGTTAAGGAACGTACCGTTGTGAATCCAGACGGAAGCGTCAGAATCACAAGAACAACACTTGTAACTGGCAAAGGGCAAATCCATTTTATCAACAAGTTCGCCAGGATGAAGGCAGAAATGATAGCAGAAATTACATAAGAGAGGAACAAACAATGTTTGACATTAACAAGTTTGTAGTACTTAAAGATTGCATGTACTACGAGGGAATGCACAAGTATTACATATTCCAGTTTGATAGTGCATACACACTACTTGCTGACACAAACAGAGCAATCTTGTACAGAGCAGAAAGCTTTGCTGACATGATTAGCTACATTGAAAGAATGGAAACATGTAGAAAGGAGGTGCAGGCGTGATGACAGATAAAAAGGAAAAGCCTAAGACATACCGTTTTTTGACAGAGCAGAAAAAGCGCACTTTGAAGAAGTTGAGCGAAGTGACAAATAGCTGCTCCAGTATCCAGAATAACTATTTGCTTGGCTGGATCGAAAACACGGTCACAACATCGTAAGCAAAAAAAGAAAAGCTGCAAATACAAATTAAGAGAGGTGATAAAAGATGTTCTGGATGACTAAAAAGATGCCAGATAAGACCGCAGGCTATCTGCTGTGCACAATCAGATGGGGCGAGACTAGACTTACCCATGAGTATTATTGGGGACCAGACCCAAAGGGCAGATTTAGATGGTGGGTTTCGAAAGAAGCTTGCCAGGCAAATTTGCCGGACGGTGGATTTGAAGATTCTGGCTATGAAATCGTGGCTTGGGCTAGAATGCCTGAGCCATATAGAAAGGAAATGTATGAATCTAAGAGAAATATTGCCGCATTTGAGCGGAGAAATGAGCGAAGACACGGAGCTGCTGAAAGAAACAGCAAAGCAGGGCGACACTGTTGTGCTGAATGTAAAAACGCCAGACGGAACGCCGGTAACGGTTAACGCGGCAATTAAAGCGAAGTACCCACATGTGGTACATATGCAGTATCAAACCGCAAAGGGATATACCGTAAACAAAACACTCGCTTGGAAGAAGCTGTTAATGATAATGCTCAATCCAAACAGTAGTGAAGAAAACGAAGAAGGAGAGTGATCAGCAATTTTTATTTACCATGGAGAGAGTAAAAAGCAATTGCTTGAAACAGCAACACGGCTGCTTCCATGTTTAACAGAGGAACAGCTTGCCTACATTATTGGAATGGAGCAGGCAGAGGAATATAAAGAAAAGGAAGGAGCGAAAGAAAATGATAAATCTGTACTTTGATGCAGAGTTTACAGGATTGCATAAAGATACAACTCTAATAAGTATTGGAATTGTATCTGCAAGCGGTGAATCATTTTACGCAGAATTTAATGATTTTGCAGACTATCAGATCACACCTTGGATTGAGGAAAATGTATTGTCAAATACAGTGATAAAGGGTGAGAACAAAGAGCTTGCGGAGTTGCTAGACAAGGAAAACACCGTATTTGTGATTGGCAGCAAATATGAGGTGCGAGAATCACTTCTTGAATGGCTTAAGCATTTTGAGAGCGGTATTCAATTTGTATCAGATGTATCTCATTACGATTTTGTTTTACTGGTTGATCTTCTGGCAAGTTCCGCATTGGAGCTTCCTAATTGCGTATCAGCAAGTTGCCACGACATCAATCAGGATATTGCAAGGGTGCTAAGAATTTCTGAAAAGGAAGCGTTTGATTTATCACGCGAACAACTCTTAACAAAGCTGGGGAAGCCACTTCCCAAAGGAGTAAAGCACAATGCGTTGTATGATGCCAAGATCATTCAGGCGATTTATCGCCAGCTCCAATAAGCCTATGAAGCTAACAGAGGAGCAGCAGTTAGAGCTGATTGAACATATCTGTAGAAGAGTGGATGCAATAGCACCGAAGACTGGAAGGACGGCAACAGAAAATAAAAGAGCTAGGCAGAAAGCCATGAAAGGGTTGATCCAGAGCTTTTCAGATGAATTTGGTGTGAGAGCAGAACGCTTATGGAAACAAAATGAAACATTGAAATTTAGAGGATACAGCTTATATGACTTGCACGAGTTCATAGACTGTTACAATCCACCAGAGAAGAAAAGAAAGGAGAGAGCAAATGGTTGTAGTGAACAGCGGAGAAAGTTACCTCGGCGCAGAAATCCGCGAATGGTGCAGCCACTGCAAGGAGCAGGATGCAGCAGTAGTAAATACAAAATACTATAGCGGTTTCAGAGAGCCGAATGACGGAGCGTTTTACTTCGTTGAGAAAGACGGAGAAAATATCTCAAAATATAGAGTTGTGCGCGATTTAGTTAAGTCACCACGACTATAAGAAGGGAGACGGATGAGTAAAGAACTTGAAGCTGCAAGGGCATTAGTAAAAATGCTTGAAGAAAGAGAGCGGAGTAACAAGGTTAAACTGGAAAGCTTAAAAGCTGGAAAAACATTTTGTATTGGAGAGAATGATTATATTGTCCTCGAACAGCACGAAAGAAAAACCAAGGTTATCTCGAAGAATTTTATAGCAGAAGGCAGAGAATTTGCAGATGATACAGTGGATTACAAAATATCTGGACTTAGAAAATACATCGAAGCTGAAATTCAGCCAACTATTGAAAATGAAGTCGGAGCAGAGAATCTTGTGGAACACAGAGTTAGCCTTGAGACAGTAGATGGTCAGAACGACTACGGAGAGTTAACATGTAAGGTCCGCCCGATCACTTTTGACGAGGCTCGACAGTATAACAACTTGATTGTTAATAATGATTTGGATGATTGGTGGTGGACTTGTACAGCATGGACTAGTCCAAACCGTGAATACAATCGTTCAATGGCCGTTGTTCTTCCGTCCGGCAACTTCTACAACTACAGTTGCTACTACGGCCGCGGTGTTCGCCCGGTTTTTATCTTAAAATCTAACATCTTTGTATCGAAAGGAGAGTAAGTGGCTGAATTAACATTAGAAGGACTGCAAAAGCAGTTCAATGAGTTAAAAAGAAGAGTAAATATCTTAGAAGGTAATTCGAAAAGAAAAATTGAAGTTGAGCCTAAAGCAGGCAATCAGTTCGAGCTTGCAGGGCTAAAATGGAAAATCATTGATGTTCTTGATTCGGGTTGCATGTGCCTTGCAGAAAAATTAGAGAAATCAATGACATTTGATTCGAACTGCAATGACTGGAGAACTAGTGAACTGCGCCAGTATTTGAATAATGATTTCCTCAGAAAATTAGAAAAGGAAATTGGAGAGGAAAACATTATTGAATTTGAAAGGGATTTGTTATCTGTTGATGGGCAGAAGGAATATGAAAAGTGTAAGGATAAGGTATCAATGCTTGCACTTGACGAGTACAGAAAATACAGAAGTCTGATCCCGAACGAAGAGTATTACTGGTGGTTACTTACTCCATGGAGTACGCCGTGCAACGAATATTATAAATGGGAGGCCGTTGTTCTTCCGTCCGGCCGCGTCTACAACCGCCATTGCGACTGCAGCTACGGTGTTCGCCCGGTTTGTATCTTTTCCCCTTCAATCTTTGAATCTAAGGAGAAGTAATTAAGTGGCAGAAGAACTCAGAGTTATTCTTAAAGTAAAAGAGTTGGCAAAGCATACTTTAATAATAACTTCTAATTGTAACCGTTATCCCAAAAAATATAGGTTCTCACTCGTAGATAAAATGTAAAATAAAGCACTTGAGATTTATGAACATTTATATGAAGCAAACCGAACAGACTTGAGACTTTATCCTAAAGAGCGATCAGAACTCCAGACAAAAGCAATAACAAAATGTGATGAGTTATTGTTCTATATTGAATTGTCAATGGAATTGAACATCATCAACAATAAAAGTACAGAATATTGGTCAAAGATGGTTTCAGATATAAAGCATATGGCAATTGCCTGGAGGACTAAAGACAAAGAAAGATAATAATATTAGGTTATTTGCTGTTAAGACCGTTGTTCTTCCGTCCGGCAACATCAACAACAACAATTGCAACAACAGCAACGGTGTTCGCCCATTCTGTGTCAAACAGGCCGTCAGAGTAGGCATTAAGCCGAAATCAGCAAAAGATACAAAAAAGCAAACGACCTTTCCGAAGAGGATAAATACAAAGGAATTTTTACTATGGATAAAGATCTTATATGCGATTTTCAAAATTTATACAAAGCATACCGAAAAACGAAATCTGGTAAGAAATTTAATGGAAGTTGTGCGAGATTTCAAACAATGAGTCTTGAAGGACTTCACATATTGAAAGAACAGCTTGAGAATCAGACGTACAGTATGAACCCGTATAACAAATTCAAAATATATGAGCCAAAGGAGCGAGAAATCAAGTCCTGTGCTTTTAAGGACAAAGTGGTTCAGAATTGTCTGTGTTATACCGTTCTTAGACCAAGGTTGCAGTCTCAATTTATTCGTACCAATTATGCAGGTCAAATAGATAAAGGTACTCATTTTGGAATGGATTGTCTGAAAGAGCAGATGTTAAGCTTTTACGAAGAACATGGAACAAATGGATGGATTTTAAAGTGCGATATACGAAAATTCTTTTACACCATAGAGCATAATCCAGTGAAGGATATAGTAGATTATTATTTCTACGATGAATATACAGTATGGTTAAATCATTTGTTCATTGATAGCGTTGAAAGCCCAGGTCTTCCACTCGGAAATCCTGTTGCACTAATGTATGCGCTTCTTATGCTTGATGGACTTGACCATTTTGTAACTGGTGAGCTTGGAATAGATAAATATGGGCGCTATTCAGATGACTTTTATTTGATATGTTCAAGCAGAAGTTACGCAAAGTGGTGCAAAGAAGCCATAGAAGTTTTTGTTAGCACCCTCGACCTATCGCTAAATGGGAAGACACAAATAGTTCCATTTCGTAAGGGAATTTCGTTTTTGGGATTCCATCATTATGTAACAGAAGACGGAAAGTACATCAGGAAAATAAAAGGCGAAAATAAGCGTAAAATCAAGAAGAAATTGAGTAATTGGGCAAAAGCTGTGAAGGCAGGGAAGATGACGTTAACAGAGTTTTGTACAAAATATAACGCATGGAAAAATCATGCACTTCACGGGAATTGCAAGAAATTATGCCATTCTATGGACCTTTATGTAGAAGAATTGTTGAAAGGAGTGAACCAATGAATTATGTAAAAGCCCGATACGAGGGCAGTAAAAGAAGCTATTGTTTTGCAGCAGAGGAAGATTTAAAGCCAGGAGACGAAGCAGTAACTCCAAACGGCACAAAAGTCACAGTAGTAGATGAACCAGTAGACCTTTCGTGGATAGAAGCTTACGGAAGAAGCAATATTAAGGTGATCAAAAGAGCACCAGAAAACAATAAAACTGAATAAGGAGAATAATTATGAGTGAGAGATTTGAGATGTGTGCTGGAGAACGTATAGGAATGATTGTTATTAAAGACAATCAAACTAAAGAAACAGGATTGGGATTTTTCAAAAGTAGAGATGATCTTAGTTTTTTGGAAGCGCTCAGAGACGCTGCGCAGGAATTACTAGATGTATTAAAGGCTGACAAGAATAATGACACAGACAGTGCAGAGGACACAGAGCCGGAGCAGGAAGAGAAAAAACAGCCAGTTCCTTACAATGGCACAGTCGAAGTTGTAAAAGGTGATGACAAGCTTTTCCCGACAGGGTTGAAGTTTAAAGTGGTACAAGGCAAAATATCATATTTTTCAGGCGATTTAGCAAAAGACGCTATCGCACTCGTGATGTTTAGCAGTTTTACACTTAAATCATTTAAGGAATTGAGTGAGTTATTAAACAAGATACATATCAAGGTTAAGGAAGTCAAGGAGGGCAAGGAATAATGGCGGATACAGCAATTGTAGAGAGCGGAAAGCAGGCTGTGCAGCAGCCAACAAAGAGAGTAACCGATTATAGTCTTGGAATTTTCGGAACAAGCGATAACTTCATTATGGCTATGCAGATGGCAAAGGCACTGGCTGAATCTACAATTGTTCCGGCTATATATCAGAAGAATCCATCAAACTGTTTAATCGCCATTGAAATGGCGCAACGAATGGGCGCGAGTGCAATGATGGTTATGCAGAATTTATATCCTATTCAGGGTAGACCGTCTTGGAGTTCACAGTTTCTTATTGCAAGAATTAACAACAGCCACAAATTCGACATGGAGCTACAGTACGAGGAAACAAAAGACAAAGACGGAAAGCCTTTTTCTTGTACCGCCTGGACTACCAAAGACGGCAGACGAGTTGATGGTATGACAGTTGACATGCAAATGGCAAAGGATGAAGGATGGATTGCAAAGAACGGTAGTAAGTGGAAAACAATGCCACAGCTCATGCTTAGATATCGTGCTGCTTCATTTTTTTCAAGACTTAATTGTCCAGAAGTTGCAATGGGACTTTATACAAAAGAGGAAGCAGAGGACAATGATTTTGAAGAAAACACAAGTGAAAGTTTGCAGGAACAGATGGAGAAAGATATTTCAGAAAACGCAAATTCACAGGTATTTGAAGAACCAAATGAGCAGAATAAGGAAGCAAACAAAGATGCTTTGCCACCTTTTATGTCTGCCTGATTGGGAGGGAATAAAATTTATTGGAAGAATGGAAATGGATCAAAGGATATGAAGGGCTATACAAAATTTCAAGTTTGGGACGCGTAAAGAGCTTCCATAAGAAAAACGATGGAGAAATTTTAAGCATAAAAAATAGTCAAGGATGGTATTTGGATTTTAGAGCAGTAGGTAAAAAAGGTGAAAAACATAAAACTTTAAGAATCCACAATGAGGTAGCAAGAGCATTTATCGGAGAAATTCCAAAAGGATATGTGGTTCATCATATTGATGGGAATAAGCAAAATAACGATGCTAAAAATTTGCAAATATTGCATCCTATGCAACACCGAGAAAAGCATCCATCTAATTATATCGGAATGAACTTGAAAAATATGTATGGCCAGAGGCACATCAGGCAATATACAATGGATGGATTTTTTATAGCAGAATATGCGAATGCTCAAATTGCTGAACATATAACAGGAGTTTGCGGCAGAAATATATTGCAAGTAGCCGACAAGACACCATTTAACAATAAAAATGCTACTCGAAAGCAAGCAGGAGGATATATATGGAAATATGCAGATGAAGGAGGTGATAAGAGATGTTTTTGAGAACCATTGGAACCGGAAGTACAGGAAATTCGTATGCGCTAACTAGTAACAGTGGAGAGATTCTTCTGCTTGATTTAGGAATTTCGGAGAAGAAAATTAAAGAAAGCATTGACTGGAAGATATCAAATGTTGTAGGTGCGATTGTTACTCATAAACATCTCTGACTGGATCACTCAAAATCAGTTAGAGACTTTGAAGAAATGGGAATCCCAGTCTACAAGCCCTACGAAGATAACTCCTATATCGGCGGCTATGGTGAATTTAGAATTGTATCAGTTCCAATGAATGATGTGCATGGACACTTCAAACATACCGATGTAGACGGTACAGAGTGTCCGTGCTATGGATTCATCATCGAGCATCCAGAGATGGGACGAATGCTCTACATTACTGACACAGAGTTTGTAAGGTGGCGATTTAAGGATATTAACCATATCCTGGTGTCTTGCAATTACCAAAAGAAGTACATTTCAGAGGATGTCACTGGTAAACGATTGCATGTCATTAAGGGGCATATGGAGCTAGAAACGTGTGCAGGCTTCATAGAAGCTAACACAACAAACGCACTCCAGAACGTCATTATTTGCCATTTAAGCGCAAATAATGCAGCGCCAAAAGAAATGCTCACAAGAATAAAAAAAGTCGCAGGAATGGCAAATGTGGACGTTGCAGAAGCAGGTAAGACCTGGCAATTGTTTAATTACGAAACATGTCCGTTCCTGTAAGAAAGGAAAGCAAATGAGCAATAAAGAAGTCTTGAAGATATTAAAGAAGAAACTTGATACTTGCACCAGAGCAACTGAGCAAGCCTTGAAGAAAAAGGACTACAAGGCAGTTGAAAAATCAATGAGAACCGCGTTTGTATTCATGAAGGCACATAGCGCTCTTAAAAAGCAGATTCCACAAAAACTGGTTATTCTAGCAGACAAGAACGCATGTAGCTGCTCTGTATGCGGAAACATCATAAATGATTGCCTTGCTTCCTATTGTTCAAAATGTGGACAGAAGATTGACTGGGAGGATTGTTAAATGTCTATTGCAAAAAGTGATGAAATCAAAAACCTTTTGGTTAGCAATAGTGAATTGATGGTTGCGGTAGCATATCCACATACCTATTGTCGTGTAGTACCCCTACAAACGGCATGTGAAATAGTCAACAACATTCTCGAAAACAGAGACATGCATAAAACAATTGCAGAAGAACCAGTCATCTGTGCATCAAACGAAAATGTATACGAATGGTATTGCCCGACATGTGGCACACGGTATGAATCAGAAGCAGGAGTTTGCGTACACTGTCCATATTGCGGACAGAAGATAGATTGGAGCGATTATGATTCTGAATGAAATTTTAAAGCTTATGAAATGCTTTCCTGGCAGCAGTATTAACAGCAAGGGATACTTGCTGTTAAACAAGCAACGTTCGGGCTTTTCCATAGCTGACATTGAGAGTGAAGAAGATCTTAAATGCAAATTGCTTGAATATGTGTCAAGGGACGCTTGCAAAACAATGGTTTATCAGCAACACATAAGGAACGTAAGATTCTGGAATAGAACCCGAAAGGGTATAAACCAGTATCTGCAGACAAATTTCTCTGATGATGACATGCTTGATATATACCAGTACTTAGGCAACGGTATCAGGCACAAGCTCACTAAAGAGTTTGTAGAAGGTGGATATGATCTAAAACTGATAAAGGAGGATTTGAATGGATGAGATTAAGATTGGGACTCCTGTCTATCACGTAGAGGAATACCGATTAAGCAACTATGAATTAAAGCAGAAAGGATTCGAAGGGTTCGACAACTACGGACTTGAAGTTGTTGAATCGGTTGTTATAGCCGTGGCAGACACACATTTTGATACGATAACCAAAAAACGTGACATCGGAAGCAATACGAATAATATACATCATTGGGAGAGATTAGCGCTTGGAAGAGCTGTATTTCTGAGTAAAGAAGAAGCTGCAGAAGAAGCTGATAACCGTGCGCATGATATCCAGTTAGGATATCACTGCTCAAAATTTAGCCAGCGACCAATGTATAAGAATTGGCTACACTGGCAAGATACAGCTAAGGCAAAGGCACATAAAAAACAAACAGGTCATAGATCAAACTTTGTCGCGAAAAAAACTACACTTCCAGAGGAGCTTTACATTGCCTGGAGGGATGGAAAGTTAACCGGACCAGAAGGTGCAAAGAAGATAGGTGTTTGCGTCACGACTTTTGAAAGATATGCAAGAGAAGAGCTTGCGAAGAGAGGTGATAGGCATACCGTCAAGACTGGTAACAAAGTACCACCAAAGCCTTTGCCGCCAATGTTTGATGATTGCTTTGAACAATGGAAGCTCGGATTGCTCTCAGACGAAAAGGCAGCTAGACAATGTGGGATATCACATACAACATTCCGCAAGTATGCAAATATCCGTTTAAAAGAGATTGGAGAGCAGAGGAAGGGAATCCAGAGAGGAGTGATTCTTCCGCCAAACTTTACAGACGTATATCTGGAATGGGAACAAGGGGACATTGGATGCAGCGAAGCCGCAAAGAAATGTGGTCTTGAATATTACACATTCAGATACTATGCAGAGAAAAGATACAATGAAAGAATGGACGCAGGAGTGTTCCAATATTAAAAGAAAGAAGGGCTTAATGGAAATTTATAAAGACAAGTGCGCGAGTCGTCCTTACTATTTTGTGAGAACTGGTTCAAAACCCAAATCATACAAAAACGAGTCACCTACAAGCACCGGGTATATTATACAGCTTTGGTGTGGAAAATGGGTATGCGACAAGAGCGAAGTTTATGATGCTTCAATTAAGAACGACTTTATTCGTGTTGTAGACAACAAAGAATCTGCAAATGATTTTATTGATAATGCAATTATCAATGCGGTATTGAATTTGATCCCCAGAGCAAAAAGAGAGAAGGATGAGGGCTTAAAAGCAGCTCAGCGTCTTTTTCTAACATGGATTAGTGGACATCCAGATAAATTGGCACAATTAAAGGAGATTGTTACTCCGAAAGATTTTAGTGATCCTCTTTATCGTGAGATTGCTTGTGTTGTGTATCGCCATATTGAGCATTGGGGACATGTTGTTCCGGAACTTCTTATTACGCATTTTGATAAAAACGAATATCAGGAAATTGAAAAAATCTTTGATGCAGAATTGCTTCAAGATGAGTCGGGATCACACAAAACAAGAGGAATACGCGAATGTGTAATCCGCTTAAAGCGTCACAGCCTGCAAGAAGAAGCTGATACAACAGACGACATTAAACGTCTACAAGAAGTGATGGAACAGCTAAAAGGGCTGGATCACTTGAATATATCTTTTTAAGTATGAGTCTAGGGAGCCTTTGAAGAAATTGGTGGAGGAGTAAATGTTAGAATTAGTATCAAAGCCTTTTAAGCGTAAACACGGTGGTCATGCTTATGTTCATACCCACGAAAGCAGAAACAGATATATAGACACATTTGTAACTGAGTGTAAAGACAATGGAGAATTTCTGTTTTATTTTTACCCGACCATGTATGAACATTGAATCACGCAGGATATAGAAACTGTAAAAAAGAAACCGCGAGGAATTGATTCAAAAATATAAGGAGACAAATAAATGAGTCGAATTGGTTCAACTACAAATTTTCATCAGCCAGATAGACGGCGTATGACTTGTAAATATTGGGAGCAAGCAGTTACTTCTTTTCAAAAAAATGGCAACGCCTGGTTGTTGCAGACTTGGCTATTGTAAAAAGCGGTATTCAAAAGAAACAAAATGGTCAAATTAAAAAAGGAGGAAGAATAATGGAAATTCCAAATGGATTGTCAGCAGAATTTCAAAAGAAACTTGTAGAACATGGATTTACGAAGTCTCAGGCAGCAAGTTCAACTGCTCATATGGCTTTTGAGTTATTTGCTGATATGGACTCAAAAGAAATTTTGGGAGAAATGCGACGAGAGGCAAAAGAAGTTTCTTCGGCTATTTGTAAGTTAAATGGAGAACTTTTGGAGGTTAAAGGGTTAATCATTCAAGCCGAGCGTCGTTATAAAGAGTTAAAAGTGGAAATTGCAACTGCAAAAAAAGAAATTATGCAATTGAATGAGGAGATGAGTTCGAATCTTACAGATGAACGTGCAAAAAATGCTATTGCTTTATATTGTTCAGTTAAAAAGCTTAATGGTGGTCAAGCAGAGCAAAGCGCAAGTTATATTACATACGCATACCTTGCAGGTCAACTTACAAATGCAACACAGTATGCGCCCAAAATACCGAAGAGTGAGTAATGTACAGCACTAAACACATTAACGCATCTTGGTTTTAAAGAAAGGAGAATCATGAATAAATTAACGGAACCTAAAATTCCACAGGCTGATGAAATATACGACTTAACCATCAGAGCTTCTTTCACTGATAAAGAAGTACGAGAAAGGATTGAAATTATATCGGAGATAATCCAAGCGGTTAAAGATAAAAAATTCTACATTATTAAAGACGAACAAATGTATGAATCTACTGAACAGATGCTTTGTGATGCAGGATATAAAATTGCTTTCTTATCATCTAATCCATTCGATACAAGATACGTAATTTCGTGGGCAACATTATGGGAAGGAGAAAAAGATGCCAAGCAGAATGCAAATTGTGATTAGGAAAAGCGATGAGCTTTGATATGTGCTGCTGTCCTACCGACTATACGGGGAGAAAGAAGGAAATATGAATAAAGTAATTTTAATTGGAAGATTAACCAAAGACCCAGAAGTACGTTATACACAGGGTCAAGAAACAATGGTGGTAGCCAGATATACGCTGGCTGTAGACAGAAACCGTAAGCAGGATAACGGTCAGAATGCAGACTTCATCAACTGTATTAGCTTTAAAAAAAATGCAGAGTTTGCTGAGAAATTTCTGCACAAAGGAACAAAGATTGCTGTTACTGGACGTATCCAGACAGGCAGCTACACAAATAAGGATGGACAGAAGGTGTATACAACGGATGTAGTTGTGGATGAGCAGGAGTTCGTGGAAAGCAAGAAGAATATGCAGCCAGCTCCAGAACCAGCACCTGCAGGTGGATATGAAGGTTTTATGAATATTCCAGATAATGTGGAAGATGAAGGACTACCGTTTAACTAAAAAAGAAGGGAGAGGTTTGAGATGATTATTGTAAGACAGGATAGAAACGTCTTTTACAACTGGGACAATGTAGTTTGCATTTATATTGGCCAAGTTTCAAAAACTGAAATACTATTGGATTCTATTACAACCGTACAAGAATCGCTTGGTTGTTATAAGAACGAAGAAAATGCCAAGGCTGCATTCAAGAGACTTATAGAAAACATTTCAAAAGAGATTCCACTTGTTGTTGTGCGAACCGATGAAGAAATTGAGAAAAGCATTCACCAGGAGGGCGGAAATAGCAATTGAAGAAATATTTAAAAGAAATAAAAGAAGAAGCTGCACTTTGCCAAAAGTACATAGATGAGTGCAATATATTTGCACCTAAAAGTGAGCGTGAAAAACTTGCCTTGAAGATTGCTTCTAGCTGTGAACAGACTTTATCGGCACTTGCTGATGAAATCAAGGAAGGAAGATGGATTTCCGTTGAAAAAGCAATGCCAGAAGAACACGACAGTATATTTGCAAAGTTCAAAGGGACCGACAAGTGGTGCAATTCGTTTTGGGGAAAAAATTCAAATACCGTTTTAGTGGTACTAGTCAATAACCTTGATGAAGATAATTTTGTAGTTGGAACAGGCAAAACAATTGACGGTGAGTGGACGACAGAATCAATGCTGCTTAAAGACAGAGCGCATGTTGTTTACTGGATGCCGTTTCCAAAATTTGAACCGAAGGAGGTTAAGGATGAATAAGAATGATTTATTAAAAAAATTGGTGGATTAACGGAGGTATAAAAATGTCAATGGTATCAAGCTACGCATTAAAGGATAAGAAGTGCATTTCGGTAAATATTTATAGCACTGACGCAGCTGTAATTCTTCGTGACTTCCTTATCAGGGTGGCTAGCAGCAGGTTGGAAAAAAGAAAATTCAGCGAAGCAGAAGTGGCACTCCACGATGCAAACGAGCTTACAGCAGCCATGGAAGAAGCCTTCGAGGAAGAATCCAATGGATAAAGAAGGATGGTGCAGACCTAAAGTATGGTGCATGTATATATTTGACGATCAGTGTTGGATAGACTGTTTACCACAGCAAAAGTGGCAGTTTAAACGTGAGGAAGGAGGTAAAGTTATTACCATTTTTAGTGAAAAGCGTCATATCAACTTTAAAATAGCAGAAGAAGAATTTAAAGCACGTTGGTTAGAAATTGAGGTGAAAGGGAAATATGATAAATTTGCCACAGAACGATTATCTCACGATTGAGAAGGACGGTCGCACTTATTGTTGTTGCACATTGCGTCAGAAGGTGCGCCATACAATTGGACTTGATTATGCCACACGGAGAACGCTTTATAAACGCAATGGAAAGATGTATTTCAAGCCCACCAGAAATTACTTCAATGGCAAAGATGAGGAACTTGAAAAGCTTGTTGATGCAGGTTACATGGAAAGCAGAAGATGTGGAATAACAAAGGAAAGCACCACATACTTCTTCACAAACGAGGGGCTTGATTGGCTAGAAGAACAGTTGCATATCACAATCAGGAGGCGAAAATGATAGAAATATATAAAAATCTATTTATAGATCACCATTGCTTTTTTGTAAAACTCGGGCGTAGACCCAAGCCATGCAAAAGTGAGCCGAGTGCAAGTATTGGATTTATTGTAGAACAGCAAGATGGCAAATGGACATGTGGAGCAGGCCGTTATTACGATGATACGATCAAGCACGATATGGTTCTGATTGCAAAGAGCGAGGAAATTATTGAACAGGCTATCATTAGTGCCGTACTCAATGCGTATAGAGAAAGTTCTGGATATGACCTGGGTTCAGAAAGTAAGGAAGGTGCAGCCAAATGAATAAAAGACAGAGAAAGAAGCAGTTTAAGAAACTTTATGGCATGAATCCAAGGGATTATTTCATGAAAAGTGGAAATGCTCCGAATACAGTTACAGCTTTCGCTAATTCGAGTAAAATGATCAGACTGTTATGCAAAAAAGATGGCAAAACTTGGGAAATTTGTAGAGTGTGGTGGGGACAGTCAAATGAATAAACGGCAGAAAAAGAAGCAGTTCAAGAAACTTTATGGTATGAATCCAAAGCAGTATCAGCAGGCTATGCAACTGACATCGCTTGAAGAACCATTGAAAAAAATTATGGATTCGGAAACAACTACACTTACAGATTTGGGGAGTTGTCTTGGGAGAATCAAAGAAGGACTGCAAAAATCAGTTTCTGCTTTAGAAAAGTTGAGTTGTGAAGCATTCTACTTTTGCTTAGAAGAACTTGGAAGGGAGTTGAAAAAACGAAGACAAAAATGAAGTTTGAACGAACTAAAAGCATGACCTACTATTATTGCCCGATTTGTATGCTGAACTCCACAAATAAAGCAGAAATAGAAAAACATTTCCGTGAAGGACATCAAGTAAAAGTAAAAAAATACATACATTGCAATATTTGCGGAGAAGGTTGGGATGTACAGGCACTTGGAGAAGAGGGCGCCAGAAAGCGAGCAGAGCAATGCTGCCAAAGCCATATTGATAATGGGAAAACAGATCAGGAAGCCAGCATAAGCTATTTTTATTCACATGGTCGGTTTGGCTATGTAAAAAGTGTGAAAGGAGGAGAAAGTGTGGAAAATAATCATATCAAGAAAATAGAGGTTGTTGATGAATAAATACAGCAACATTGCAAAGGCAAAAGCCATAGAGCAGGAGAATAAAAAGCGACTGCTGAAAATCAATCCCCAGCTGAACGATGAAAGCGGAATCTACATTTTGACCAGAAAGGATGAGAACGGCTTCCAGTTTGCGTATATTGGGCAAGCCATGCACATACTTAGTAGGCTGGCAAGTCATATGGTTGGCTACAAACAGCACATAGACCTGAGCCTTAGAAAGTACAAACTGTATTCAGTGGACAATCCTTATGGATGGAAGGTTGAACACATGAATGTTCCTCTTGATCAGCTTGATGAACAGGAAAAGTATTACATCAGATTTTATGCGGAAAACGGCTATCAGCTTCGGAATGTTAGCCTGGGCGGACAAGGTGAAAACCGTTCAAGTGGAACTATAGGAGACAGGAAGCAGCCTAGAACCTATTCAGAGGGCATACAGCAGGGCAAGAAGTCGTTAGCTAAGGAATTATCATCTATCGCTGAGAAACACCTTACAATTGCTGTCAAGCCCGAAAAACAGGGCAACAAGGTTTCAGAGCACCAGAGAGATAAGTTTATGGAGCTCATCAGTGTTGAGAACTATGAGGAACCAGGAAAGGAAATGGCAAATGAGAGAAGATGATATTAGAACAATTCCAGATGGAAGTCATTTTTACTTTAAAAGATTTGAGTGGATTGTGTTGGACAATAACGTAGAGGGTGGAGTTCTGGCAATCATGGCATCCAGTTGGAATGGAGATGAGTATTGTTTTGATGAGGACTGTTGCAACAACTATGCAGAATCGAGTTTGCGTAGAAAGTTGCTTAGTGAACTGCTTCCCGTGTTGGGTGAGGATAATTTCATTCCTCATGAGGTTGACTTGGTAGCTGACAACGGTGACGATCGTTACGGCACAGTCAAGGACAAAGTATTCATCCTGAGTTGTGACGAATACAGAAAGTACCGCAAGAATGTTCCATTACTGCCTGAGTGGATGTGGACTTGCACACCTAGGTATATCACAGACACCGGGAGCAGTCGCGACGTTCGCCATGTGTACACGGGTGGTAGTCCGGACTACGACATTGCGGACAGCACGTATGGAGTTGCCCCTGCTTGTGTATTCAATCCAGAAAAAGTGAAAGTGGGATACACAATTCCAACGGTTGAGGAGAGAAGTAATGATTAACGAACAATTTTTACTGAGGAAAATCAATGAACAGTTAAGAGACATGCCGGAGGCGCGAAACAAAGTCAAATGCCTGATTTATTCTATGGATTGGGTAGATTCAATCAAGCTGCCAGAAGGGGGCTGCAACCATGATGAAAGTAAAGATGATTTCAGCCATGGTTATGTTGCTGGATATTATGATTGTATCAGCAAAATCAAGAAGCTGAATGGCTTAGGATGAAAACATGATTTAATTATAAAAGACACCGTGGGGGGTTGGCTGCTGCAGCAACCAACTTCCTTAAAAATAAGTATCTAAGTAAGGAAGGAGAGAACACATGAAGATCTGGACAGAAAAAAAGCTTATTGAAGAAGGCTACGATATCCGAAACGCACAAATCAAAGGTGCGGAGCTGACAATGGAAAATCACGGTTGCATATCGTTTGATGTCGTTGTTGAAGGTGCAGGTTGGGGATGCGTTTTTGGCGGATATAGTCTCGGACACGGTTATCTGGGGGCGAAAGAATTTAGTGGCTATGGTCCGGGAATGGAATCCATTGCTAGAATAATGGATACAGTCGGAGTTACAAAGTTGAGTGATTTAGAGGGAAGATATATACGAACCGCAGTAACTGGAGATAGAAGATTAAAAATTATTGGAAATATAATCAATGATAAGTGGTTTGATATCAAATCATTCTTCGAGGATGCACAAGAAAATGATAATAAGGTATCAGAAGGGAGCAATAAATGAGTATTAAGCATATTATCTTATGCATCGAATTTGTATTTCTTGCAGTTCAAATCATAATGGCTAGAGCTGCATACAAATCTCCGTTAAAGTACGGAAAAACTGCTGAAATCGTGAATATTTTAGCACTTATCGTTATACTGCTGTGTAACATAGCAATCATAGCTTTAAATATTATGGGGTGAGGTGGCACGAATGTTCAAAATAATGAGCCAAAATAAATACGATAGCCTAATCAGGGAGAACGCAGAACTTAAAAATGCAAAGGTAAATCTTGAAGATAAACTGGATCAGCTTAAAGCAGAAAAAGCTGTAAATAGCAAGTATAAATGTGGCAAATATTGTCGTGTTTGTGAGAATGGATACGAGATATCGAGCTATACCATAGGTCGTGATTATGGATGCTTGCTGAATACAGAATGCGAATCCTTTGTAAAACGTAAAGAATGAGAGGAGTTGAATATTATGCAGATAATTAAGAGTGTTTTATGTGTTACCCTGCTTTTAGCTATGCTTTCTTACTACATAGGCCCCAAAAGGACTAGAACATTATTTGGAGCACTGTGTATTATCTCACTGATACTTTTGTGGGTTTTGACTCTTTTATAACGTTATTGTTTTTTTATAGGAACGAGTTGTAAAAAACCAAAAGAAAAATACAGATACTCACATGTTGGCAGGAGAGACTATGATAAACGGTGAATTAGTGGTAGACAACTTTGCAGGTGGTGGCGGAGCTTCAACAGGAATAGAGATGGCAACAGGGGTAAGTGTTGATATTGCAATCAACCATGATCCAGAAGCTATCAGAATGCATCGAACTAACCATCCAACTACAAAACATTATTGTGAGGACGTTTGGCAGGTAGATCCAGTAAAGGCTTGTGGCGGACACCCAGTTGGGCTTGCATGGTTTTCGCCAGATTGCAAGCATTTCAGCAAGGCTAAAGGCGGAAAGCCGAAGGATAAATTCATCCGCGGCCTTGCTTGGGTGGCCTGCAGGTGGGCTGGACTAGTTAGACCTAGAGTGATAATGCTTGAGAATGTCGAGGAATTTAAAACATGGGGGCCGCTTAATAGACGGCATCACCCTATAAAATCAAGGTCAGGAGAAACGTTCAAACGTTTTATCAAGCAACTTACAGATTTAGGATATACTGTAGAGTTTCGCGAACTAGTCGCAGCTGATTACGGTGCGCCTACAATGCGTAAAAGATTCTTCTTAATTGCCAGATGCGATAATAAGCCAATATTATGGCCTGAGCCTACACATGCTCCATTAGATAGTGAAGCGGTTAAAAAGGGTATTTTAAAGCCATATGTAGGGGCATACACACAATTAGATTTTTCAATTCCATGTCCAAGCATTTTTGACACATCGGAAGAGATTAAAAAGAAGTATGGTGTTCGTGCAGTCAGACCATTAGCTCCAAAAACAATGCAACGGATTGTGCGAGGCATTCAGAAATTTGTTGTTGATAATGCCGATCCATTCATTGTTGAAATCGGATATGGCGAATCTAAAAATCAAAAAAGCCCAAGAGCATACAGTGTAGAAAAGCCTTTGCATACTATCGTTGCAAAAGACAAGAATTTCCTAGTAACTCCGATCTTAACCCAATATCATTCATATGAAAATGACAGCATTCGTGGTCAGGGCATCAGTGAACCAATAATGACTGTAGATAGCTCAAACAGATACGGGCTTGTAACATCTTTCTTGAGCAAATTCTATAAGACTGGCATCGGGCAGGATGAGCGAGAGCCATTGCATACTGTAACAACGTCAGCTGGTCATTTTGGAGAAGTCAGAGCTTTCTTGATTAAATATTATGGCAATAATGATGGTAAGAATATTAAGCAGCCCCTAGACACCATAACAACACATGATAGATTTGGACTTGTTACAATAAAAGGTGTAGATTACCAAATCGTAGACATAGGACTTCGCATGTTGGAACCGCGCGAGTTATATGGATGTCAGGGATTCCCCGATGATTATATCATTGACCATGATTACTCTGGCAAATCATATCCTCGGTCAGAGCAAGTTAAAAGGTGTGGAAATGCGGTGTGTCCGCCAATTCCTGCAGCACTGGTAAGAGCAAATCTCCCGGAGATGTGTTTGCGACAGAGAATGCCAAACATGAAGGTTAGAGAAGAAGAAACTGGACAGCTTAAATTCGCATAAGGAGATAGCATGACAAATAGAGAGAAAAATGAAAATAAAATAATGGAAATCCTATTTAAAACAGGAGCACATCCTGCACTAACGAATAAAGGGTTGACTGAGTGCTGCCACAATTGCAAGTCTTGCCTTTATCACATTGAAAAAGAAATCTGTGATAAAGCCTTTGTACATTGGTGTGAAGAAGAAGTACCAGAAATTGATTGGAGCCGCGTACCAATTGATACAAAAGTTTTAGTGAGTGATTCTGAAACTGGGCCTTGGTTCGCAGCCCACTTTGCTAAAACCCTTAATGGCCTTATAGTTGTGTTTAGCTTTGGTAAGACCAGTTGGACAGCTTTAGAAGATAATACTTTTTCTACATATCGTTTTGCTGACATTCCGGATCAAGAAGAAAGGGGAAAATATTTAAAAGATGAATAAGTACAATGAACACGTCAAGGAATCTATTGATTATTTTAATCATGAATTGGAATGCATGAAGCACCGAGTTTGTAACTGTGATATGCAGACAAGTTTGAGAGTTGGAAGGGAAAAAACTGCTTACGAAGCAGCAGTAGAATGCTTAAAGAAGCAGCTTCCGCAGCCACCAGTTAAAGCAACTCACAAGTCTATCGTCCATGAAAACAGAGGTGATCAACCACACACATGGAGAGAGATTGAGCTTGAGGTGTGGGAATGCCCACACTGTAGAAACACAGTATGGAGTGGCATAAGTATTGCAAAGAAATCACCATATTGCTCAGATTGCGGGCAGAAGATTGACTGGGAGGAGGTCAAATAATATGTATTACATGGATGACGAAGATTATTTCGGGCCGAGCGAGTTTGACACAAAAATCGAAGAACTTAAAAACGAGCTTCGAGAATCTGTAAAAAAGGAAGTTAAGGACGAACTTGAAAAGCTGCGTGAGGAAAATAAAAAATTGCAGGGCATCAAGGAAGATTTTGAATCCATAAAGAAAGATTATGAGAGAAAGAAAGCAGAGTGCAAAAGCGCAATGAAAAAGGCTGGAGCCAAAGCTGGACGAGCTAGGCTGAAAGAGTTAATGGAACAATTTAAGACTGTTATGTGGTCAGCAAATTGGAGCTACAAGTACAAAAAGAAATGTGACAAGTGCGATAAGTATAGAAAAGTCAAAGTGACATTACCATCTGGAAACGTGGTAGACGATGATTGCAAATGTGCAAAACGTAAGAAAACATATCAGCCGAAAGAAAATCTGCTATATATGCTTAGTGATACTAGTGGAGAGATTACGGGCTGGTACAAAGAAGTTGCAGATGGGTATTTCGACACAGTTGGTCGTAGTGCATATGCAATAGTGGATCACAACAAAGATTTCAAAGAATTAGAAGAAAGCTTGTGGCATACATTCTTCACAACAGAAGAAGAATGTCAGGAGTTCTGCGACTACATGAACAGAAAAGAAGAAAATTCTGGATATGATTACGACTTGGCAGGAAAACTAATTAAGGCTAGAGAGGTGTAAAAATATGGTTAATACAATTTTTGATAATCCGTCAGGCATCTTAGCATTGATACACAATTGTGTATTTATAAAAGATGGTGAAGTATGGTACAGGGATTTTGAACGCGAAATTCCACTTATGGAGCTTGCACGGAATCTTAACAAAGCATACGGCGATTCTGAGGCATCAACGATGAATGATGAAGCATTTAGTGACAAAATGTATGACGATTCGCAATTTAAGCTAGAGGAAGATATTGATAGTTTTATTGCCACTTTTTACATGGCACTTATTGGAATGGCAGAAAACCGAGAACGCTTAAAGATATACGAAACAACAGGATTGCCAACAACGGCGTATCCAGAAGTACTACAGGAATGTATTGATACTTACGGAGCAGATAAACAAATCGACCAGACGATTGAAGAAATGAGCGAGCTGACAAAAGCACTACTTAAACATCGCCGCAAGGCAATTCAGTTGGAGGGTGGAAATGTAAATCCAACGCCTGACACAGACCTGGTAAAAGCCAGAACAGATATCCTTGAGGAAACCGCTGATGTTATTATAATGTTAACCCAAATCATTATGATTTTTGGTGGCAGAGATTTTGTTGAAAGAATAATAGAATCAAAGGTTGACCGCCAGAAAAAGCGCTTGAGAAAGGAGACAGATGGTCAGGATTATTGAAGCAGAAAACGTAATAACTTGCCCTGAATGCAATGCAAATCTAAGTTACGGAGAAGCTGATGTGTTTTTTAACAAACTAGTCTCCTGTGAACACAAAAGTTACTACAATAAATGCGTAATGTGCCCCTGTTGCAAAAATAAAATTGTTGTTGCAGATGGCGCAGTATTTGTTGAGCCGACAGACGTAAATGGCGTCCCGATAGACACAGATGGTATCTTAATATACACAGATGATGTACTGATTACAGATATAAGAAGAAAGGAATAACGAATGCCCGGTAAACCGGGTTGATGCGCAGTGATCTGTGGTGGCGTATCAGAAAATTTAAACACCGTGGCTGAAAAGGTGTGCAGCGGAAACGCTGCACACGCAATTGATAGCAAACGAATTATGGTCCACGATACATGCATTTGTAGCGTGGTGTTATGCAAAAATACAAAGTGTGCTGGTTATCAGCAGGAATCTCTAGTTTTGTTGCTGGATATTTGGAAAAGGACGTTGACGAATGGATATATATAGATATCGCTGATCAGCACCCAGACAGTCTGAGATTTATACACGATGTAGAAAAAATCATTGGAAAGAAAGTAACAATTTTAAAATCTTCCGAGTTTAACTGTGTGGAAGATGTGGTAAGAAAATACAGATTTATCAGTTCGCCTCATGGAGCACCATGCACAGGAATGTTGAAGAAAGCGGTTAGAAAGAAGTGGGAAAACGAACATTTACAATATCATTTGACTTATGTGTGGGGCATGGATGCAAGCGAAACACATAGAGCAGAGAGCATAGTGGCAAATTTTCCAGAATTTGATCACAGTTTTCCACTAATCAAAGGAGGATTGTCGAAGCAAGATTGCCATGCTCTTGCACAGAAACTTGGTATAAAGCGCCCTGTAATGTACGATATGGGCTACAACAACAATAACTGTATTGGCTGCGTAAAAGGCGGCATGGGCTATTGGAACAAGATTAGAAAAGATTTCCCAGAGGTGTTTGCAGCGCGTGCGAAACTTGAACGAGACATTGGACACAGTTGTATCAATGGTGTATTCCTTGACGAATTAGACCCAAACAGAGGAAGAATGAGTGAAGAAATAATGCAGGATTGCGGAATCATGTGTTATCTGGCATTTAACGAATCAGAAAGGAATGATGAGAATGACAAAGAAAGAATTGATAGTAAAAGTCAAAAGCAAGCCGTATGAAGAAAACGTAATAAATACAATTAAAACATTGCATGGACTGGGCTATGAAGAAGCAGCAAGAACCATGCAGGAATTGTACGCTGATGCAAAGGCACTGACTGTTACTGCAAAAGCATCTGGAAAATACTCAGATGATCCAGAACTTGACGAGGCATTAAGTGACTATGCTTCGATGCGAACAAAGATAAAGAAACCACTGACTTCGAAAGCTCTTGAAAGAGCAATGATCAAGCTTGAGTCCCTATCTCACGGAGACAAGAATTTAAAGATTCAATTGCTTAATCAGTCCACTGATAACTGTTGGATAGGCATTTTTCCGTTAAGAGTAGAAAAAACATTTGAAAGAAAGCTGCAAAATCCACAGCGCTCACAGTTCGATGCCATTTTAGGTAGCATATCCAATGACTGAGAATGACGCAAAAAAAATAATGCTAGTTATGACTGTAGCATATCCGAATTATAAAGTCGCAGATATTGATGCTACCGCTCAAATTTGGGCTAGGCTGCTATCAGACTACACATATTCACAGGTTGATGCAGCACTGAGAGCCTATATTCTCACAGAGAGCAAAGGATTCGCTCCGACAATAGGGCAAATTGTTGAAAAAATAGCATTATTAAACCAACCAGAAATTCCAACAGGTTTGGAAGCATGGGCTATGGTTCGCACTGCTGCTTCCAATAGTACATATCATGCAAAAGAGGAATTTGAAAAACTGCCATCATGCGTTCAAAGAGCCGTTGGAAGCCCTGGCAACTTAGAAAAATGGGCCAAAACAGAACAAACAGATCTCGAAACGGTGGTCCAGAGTAACTTTTTAAGAACGTATGCAACAGTTTTGACGAAGCAAAAAGAAATTCAAAAGATTCAAGGAATCAGCTCAACTGGCAAGCAAGGTTGCTTGCCAGAGTTTGAAATAAGTATATAGGAAGGAGTGCGCAGATGACACGAGCACAAAGGAGACGGGCTGAAAGAGAAGCAAAAAAAGGAAACAAAGTCGTAGAACAGCGAATCACAGGTGCGGAAGAAAGCATAAGAATTGCTTTGTTAAAAGAAAATATTGCACGAGACGTTGATCGCAAGCTTTATGACAAATACTACCAAAAAGCAAATAAAGACGCTGTGGACAACATATACAGCATCATATTAACATCATTTGGACTTGCCCTGGCAGATACTTGTCCTAATTGGAAGGCTGAGGCAATTGCAAAACGAATCCAGAAGACAATGGACTATGTTGACAAATTCTCAAAGGAATACGACGGAGACATTGAACGTTTTATGAAAGAACTCGAAGATAGAACCGGATTCTCGTTTGAGATAGATTCTGTAAGCGGAAAGGATGAATAGTATGGATTTTTTAATTGGTTTAATAGCAGGGCTATTATTTGGCGGAATTACTGGTGTGCTTGCAGTTGCTTTGTGTGCTGCATCAAGCGCAAATGAAACCGATGACGAAAGAAAGAGGGAAAACGATGAGAATTAAGCATTTGAAGTTAGATAATTTTTGCAGTTTTTACAACGGAAAAGCTATAGACACAGATTTATACAATAAGACAGAGGTATCTGGATGTAATGAATCTGGAAAAAGCACAGTTAAGAGAGCTATTTTTTGGGTACTGAATTGCAGGGGTGAGAACGGCGAAGAAATTACTGGAATCAGGCCACACGATAAATTGGGTAACGAAATTAACGATATCGAGGTTACAGTTGAGATGACCGTAGAACTTAACGGTTCCAGTAAGACGTTTAAGAAGGTTTCTCGTCAGAACTACAATAAAAAGGGTGACTTCACAGGCAATGTTATTGACTATTATATCAATGGTATTCCGAAAAAGAAGTGTGACTATGAAGATTTTATTGCAGAAGAATTGGTTCCTGTGAGCGCACTTTCGAACTTAATCAATGCTAAAACGCTCTTATCAAAGAGTGCCGCCGACTGCAGATCAATCTTGGAATCCACCTTTGGAATGTGTTCCAATGCAGAGGTTTGCGAACGTTTTCCGGAGTTCTCCCCTCTTCTCCCGTTGCTGGATGATGGCAGTGTCGACGAATTAAAATCAAAATTCAACACTATGCTGAATGGCAGACGTGGAAGAAATGGAACTAAAGGACTACTTGATATTCGCAAAGAGTTTCCGAGCCGTATTGATGAGGTGGAAAAACAGAAAATTGTCATTAATGAAGCCTTGGTAAACAGCCAGATTACAGATATTGAAAGCAAAATCAAAGATAACCAGAGCAAGCAAACCGATGTGCAGAAGGCATTTGATGAGCAACGTGCAATTCAGGCACAAATTTATAAGTTGAAGCAGGAGCAATTAAAGGCCGCTGATGACGCTAATGCCGAAAACAGGAAAAGAATTGCCGATTTAGATGCTCAGATTATGGCAGCAAGGGAAGAACTTTTCCTATCCAACAGTAGTTTAAATGCCAAAGAGCATGAATTGCACCAGATTGACTCCGAGATTCGGGATCTTGAAACTAAGCGTTTGAAGCTTTCAAGTGACTGGAAAAGCAATAAAGATATGCAATTTGATGAAAATTTGCTGATTTGCCCGTATTGCAAGCGTGAATACCCATCTGATCAGCAGGATGAAATGCGAAAGCATTTTGAAGAATCAAAGGAAGAAAAGTTGCAGGAAATCACAGACGATGGAATGAAATGTAAAGAAGCTATTGATGCTTTACGCGAAAAGTTCAATGCTGCAGATGCAGAGCTTTCTACCCTTCGTGAAGAATCCAATAAAAAGTCAAGAGTTGTCGATGATTTAGTTGCTCAGAAAAAAGCTATATCCACTGTACCTCCGGCAGAACCAGACGAGGCAGCAAAAGCCAGATCTGCAGAAATCGCAAAGCTTGAAAGCCAGTTAGAAGCAAATACTGCAAATGCAACGTTTGCACAGCTCAAGGCAGAAGAAAATAATCTTCAGCATCAGCTATCTGGCTTAAAAGCAGAGCTTGCAAAAACCGAAATCAATGTCAAGATTGACGCAAGAGTTGCAGAGCTTAACATCGAGCGCCGAAAGAATGAGCAGCTAATTGCAGATACGCAGGCACAACTCGACTTGCTCAAACGCTTCAACATTCGCAAGCACGAGCTTTTAGAAAGCAAGGTAAACGAGTATTTAGAGTACTGCCAGGTGAAATTTTTCAGACAGCTTGTGAATGGTGATCTGGAAGAAACATGTGATTTCTGCGTAAACGGTGAACCATACGCTAGAAACCTTAATCACGGTGCAAAAATCTTAATCGAGACAGATGTTTGCAAGGCTTTTCAGAAGAAATACGCTACTACCCTTCCTATCATCGTAGATGACTCGGAGTCTGTTGATGGCTGGAAAATACCAGATATAGACAGGCAGCTTATCGTTCTTAAAAGAACTGATTCCAAGGAATTAACAATTAAGGAGTCATGATGTGATCCGTGAAATTACACAAACTTACCCAGTCTAAGCTTGATGATTACAAACTTAGAAGTAATTTCACGGAGGACGAAGAGATAACATTCGACATGTTGTCTAAAGGCAAATCTATCAGCGAAATAGCAACCCGGTTATCCGTGTCAACTAGGACGGTTGACCGCAGGATTGCCGATATAAAATCAAAAATCAACCAACTATAAATAGTCCCCTGGTATTTATAATGCTAGGGGACTATTACAACATTTTTAACATTATTTTACTGTAAAGAAATGTCACATGTATAACCTTAAAGATATTTTTTATAACTTTTTAGTTCTAACTATTGACTTTTTAGTTCTAACAATGTATCCTATAACTGAGAAAGGAAAAAAACATTATTTTACTGTAAAGAAATGTTAAATTAGGTTAAAAATTGTAAAATAATGTAGAATAATGTAATCACAAAGGAGGTTTCACAATGAAAGTAATATGCATTGCAAATCAAAAAGGCGGCATTGCAAAAACCACAACAGCCACTACACTTGCGTCAATTTTAATGTTGCAAAACAAGAAGGTCTTACTGGTTGACGCTGATCCACAGGGCAACAGTACGGACACTTATAGAGCAGTGTCCAAAGATACAGCAACTCTATACGATGTCATTTTAGACATCGAAGACCCACTTCCAATTGCGGAAGCTATTCAAAAAACAGAAATAGGCGACATAGTTGCATCCGATCCAGAACTGAAAACAGCAGATCAAAGATTTCCAAGTGATGGGAATGAGTATTTTAGACTAAAAGACGCTCTTTCTGAATTAAGTGGCTATGACTACGTTATTATTGATACAGCTCCGGCTGACAACAAATTGCTCAAAAACTGTTTAATTGCTTCTGACAAGGTCATCATTCCTGTCACTGCAGACCGTTATGCTATTCAAGGTCTGTCAGAGTTGAATAGAACCATCACAGGTGTAAAGAAAAGAAATAATCCTAACCTAGAGGTTGCAGGACTCTTGCTAGTAAAATATAAGAGCCGTCAGCTCCTCGCCCAGGAAGTTAAAGCTTCTTTGGAAGAGATTGCCAAGCAGCTCAATACAAAGGTTTTCTGCACAACTATCCGTGAAAGCATTGCCGTACAAAAGGCACAGGCAACTAGAACAACCCTCATGAATTTTGAACCGAAGTGTAACGCTGCCATTGACTATGTGCAGTTCGCAGAAGAACTAATTAAGGAGTAATTTGAGATGAGAAAGAAAGATAACACCACTACTACTTCTTTTGATGTGACAGCCGGCATTGATTTTACAGATACTAGTGGAACTGAAATTCCAAGCATCCAGCCAGTGGGAAAAAAATCAGTATTTGTCTCTGCTCCAGTTGATCCAAACAGAGTGTATACGCCTGGATATAATCCAACTCCGAAGATTGGCCCAAATGGTGGATATGTAGGACGCAGAGAAGTCTCTGCAGCTGAGCGCAAGATTCAGTTCAGTGTATCATGCACTGAATCACAAAAGGCAGCCTTTTCAGAAGCTGCTCGTAAGTCAGGCCGCACCCTAGCAGGATTTGCTTGCTTCGCCATTGAGGAATACATGCGGACACATGATCTATAATTCTTTACATTATTTGACATTTAAAAAAGGTTTAATAATGTAAAGAACTGTTAAAGGAAGAAGGTATTTTATGGAACAAGTAAACTTGATACCGTTTTACGCTTGCGCTATCGCGTTTGCACGCCATATACGATTAGATTTAGAAAGCGAATATAGCAAGAATGCTGTAGCTTATTATAATGCTGCAAAGCAGAGCGAATATTACAATACTTTATTTTCGGAAGAGCTGTCTTTGCAAACAGAAGAAGCTTATAAAAAAGCACTCGGAATCGTCGAATATAGCTACACAGAAGATGAACAAGCACAGACTTCTTTGGATATTCTTTTTAAAAAGGGATACAGAAAGCTATACAACATTTTTAAAAAGCTTCCAAAAGACGAACCGATTCATTTTAATAGTGTAATCGGAGAAGTCATTTATGCAAAGCTTGCAAAGTCAGATCATGTTTCGGACGATAATTTTAATGGTCATTTATTTGCAGGCTATTACTTTTTAAATATGTGGCCACAAGAGTTAGTGCAAGAACGTAAAGAATGCGATGAATTACTTTACTTTATTGCAAACTACGGATATAATCCAGAACGTAGAATACAAAAAGGCTTAAAGAAATATGACTGTGCTTTTCAGGAAAGAGCAAAATCATACATTAGTCAACTTCCAAAAGATTTATTTAAGCAGATTCAGTTAGCGCCAAAAGATGAGGAATTTGGATACACTACAGTGTTTGATATTGAATCACTTTCAAGTGTTTCTATTTTTTCTGAATTACAGTTCACACGTGAAGATCTGGAAGCAATAGCAATTGCTTATATGCACGGAAAAAGAGGAGGAATACGTGAGGATTTCCTGACTTATGCAAAATATACAAGCTATATATTAGGTATGTGTAAGGCATACAAGCAGTCTAAAGAATACTACTTCCAACACAATCGTGAAGACGTGTATATTGAAGTAGAGAGCATTAAAAATGAATTACTTCAAGCAAAATCTGCATTATCTGAATCTCAGGAACGCAGGATGTCTGAACAAAAAGCTTGTACCGAGCAGGTTCAGTGCTTATCTGATCAGATAAAACTGCTCAAGCAGAAGAATGATGCACTAAAATCTGAACTGCAAAAGGTAGAGGGTGAACGTAGGGAGCTTTATGCTTTGCGAGAGCATATATTTTCACTGGAAAACGATTCAGAAACCGAAATTGCAAATGAGCTGTCTAAAGAGCAAATTCAGCAATTAAAAAACATTAGTGGCACAATTGTTGGAGGGCATCCAAGCTTGATAAAGAAGCTCAAAACTTATCTTCCGAATTGGCAATATATCAGTGCAGGAGATGTCAGCACTGTGCGCAACGCTGCATTAAAAAAATCTGACTTTGTATTCTTTGTAACTGCCCACTTGAGCCACAAGCTGTATTACGCCATGATTGCAAAGGTCCAAGATTGGAATGCAAAAATTGGATATTTGAGCCGTATGAATATAGATTATGCATTGCAAGAAATATATATATTAGTAAATAGCAGTATTTAACCTTATTTGACATTATTTGAATGTAAAGAACTGTTAAATAAAGTAAAGAACTGTAGAAAGAAGGATATATATGAAGAAAGAATTTAATTTGCTTGATGAAAATTGGGTGCGTGTATTGCTTCCAGATTATACCATTAAAGAAGTTTCACTCACGGATGTTTTCACCCACAGTCATGAATGCATGGATTTGGCGGGTGAAACAGATACTCAAAATGTCGCAATGATACGGCTGCTTCTTGCAGTTGTCCATTCTGGATTTGCAAGATTCAGCTCAAACGGTGATGAAATTCCACTTTCAAACAGAGATGAAGCAATCAGTCGTTGGAAAAGTTATTGGAGTCTCGGACATTTTCCAGAAGCATTTTTAAAATATTTAGAGGAATACAGAGAACGTTTCTGGCTTTTTCAGCCTGATGCTCCATTCTATCAGGCAAACGAAGCTAAAAAAGGAACTGCTTTTGGTGCTGCAAAGTTAAACGGAGAAATTTCTGAAAGCAACAACAAGGTACGAATTTTTGCGACAAGAAGTGGAGAAGCAAAAATGCAACTAACATATGCAGAAGCGGCTAGATGGCTCCTTTTTATCAACGGGTATGATGATGTTTCTGTAAAGCCGAGTAAAGCAGGCTTGCCTTCAATCAGTATTGGATGGTTGGGGCAAAATACTATTGTTTGCGCAATCGGTCGAAATCTTTTTGAAACACTTATGATGAACCTAGTTCCTTTACAGAATGGTAATGGAGAATTGTGGCCTAAGCCTTGCCCAATATGGGAATGCTTGCCACGATCCGATGAGCGCAAAAAGATTGATCCACCTTCTAACCCAGCGGAATTATTCACGCACCAATCGCGCAGGATATTTCTCAAGCGTGAAAATGGGGTTATAACCGGATTTAATGCATTGGGTGGGGAATTTTTTGATAAAGAACGTGTTACAGCTGAAACCATGGCACTTTACATTTTAAATAGTAACAGTGCTAAACCACTTCGCTTATTTAACGATGTTCCATTGTGGCAACTACTCGACAAGATACTTTGCAACAATCAAGATACTGCTACATGGTTGCGCTTAATTGGAATTGGCAATGCAGGCTTTCAAACTTGCGAAATGATGTATGACTCCAAGGCGATGAAATTTGTCGATGAATGTTCAAAAAGATTTACAGCAAATCTCGATCCTAACTTTGCAGATTACATATCTGTTGGCATTGAACTATGCCGTTATATCACAAATGAAATTGGTGTATTATCCTACAATATTCAGATGGCTAGTGGCAAGCAGAATCCGACTGAACTTAAAAAATATGAGTTTTCTAGTAACCTAGATTTGATTTGGTCCAGATTTCTTTCATCAAGCGCCACCGCATTTGAGTATTTTCTAAGAATGGTCAAACAGTCTGCACTGGACTTTTCCAAATCTTTAATTGATAATGCATCCCCGACATCATTTAGAGGTCGAATAGTTACGGTGAATGGCAAGGAAAAGTATTATTGCACAGCAAAGGCTTATAATTCTTTTTTATATTATCTCAACCGATTGATTCCAGAGGAATCCAATAGTCTTGAAACTATAGAAGAACATTTAAGCTCTTACAAGGCAGATCTTAAACCGAAGGAGGAAGGTGAGTAAATGGAAAGCAAAAACACATTTTCGAACATTGTAAAAACAATAATGTTTAAGAAAGAGATGGACGGAGTTCAGCTTGCAAAACTGTTAGGGTGTTCTCAATCTAACGTGTCCAAAAAGCTTAGATTAAATAATTTTAGAGAAAGTGATATACGCCAGATATCCGAAGCATTAGGATATGACGTTTCTATCAAACTCACATCAAAGGACACCGGAGAGGAATTGCAGATGTTGTAATAGTGTATTTTACATTTCTTTACATTATTTAACTTTATTTAACAATATTTGACATTTATTTACAGTAAAATATTCTTTGAAAGAGTTGTCGGTTTATCTGGCAGCTCTTTTTGTCGTTAACATGTCGTATCCCTGTCGTTTTTACATCTTATTTTTATGGCACAATACAGTCAGAATAAGAGGAAGGAAGGTGTGAATGATGTTTCCTGAATCATTTTTAACTAAAATATTTGAAAGACCAGATGTATGTATGATTCCAATGCAGTATCAATCAGCAATGATTCAGGCTATTGGAGAGGTTCTTGACGAGGAAGGAGTGATAATCGACGATGCCGATACCAAATCAGATGTATCAACCGTACAACCAACAGACAATGTATGGCCAATATAATAGTTATTACCCGTATCAATATCAGCAGCCGCTTTTTAATCAGCAGCAAAGCATTCAGTCACAGCAGCAGGCTGGATTGAACGGAAAGGTCGTGCAAGCTGTCGAACAAATTACTGCGAACGATGTACCTATGGACGGTTCAGTTGCCGTATTCCCAAAGCAAGACATGTCAGAGATCTATACAAAATCGTGGAATGCAGATGGAACCATTAGAACGATTGTATATAAGCCGTACACAGCTTCACAGCCAAATGCGGCAAATAGTTCAGCCGACATGTCCAAAATGAAAATGGGGCTATCTGACGAGGCTACAGAGGCATTTATGGCAAGATTTGATAGCCTCGAAAAGAAGTTTGATGAATTGATGCCTAAGATAGCACCTAAAAGGCCCGGAGGCTTAAAGAAGGAGGCAAATGAGAATGAATAATCCATTTCAACTATTTCAAGCCATGAGGAATCCACAGCAGTTTTTGCAGCAGATGGCTGGAAACAGCCAAGCTATGAGCAATCCTATTTTAAAAAATGCTATGGATATGGCAAATAAAGGTGATACAAAGGGTGTAGAACAATTAGCTCGCAACCTTTGCAAAGAAAAAGGGATAAATGTTGATGATGCAGTTCGCCAGATAAAAAATCAATTTGGAATGCAATAAAAACATGATACTAATTCTTGCGCAAGATTATGTATATAAAAAATATTACGGAGGTAAATAGTATGTTTAACTCAGGAAACTGTAGTGTACCATTAGTGGCTAGCATTGATGGTAACGGTAACAACAGCGGTGGCTGGGGCAACGACGGTTGGGGATGGATCTGGATCATTTTGATTTTTGCCATTTTCGGCTGGGGTAATGGCTTCGGTGGCTGGGGCAACAACGGTGGCGGCATGGGTTCTACCGCGGCAGCCTACACAGATAGCGCAATTCAGCGCGGTTTTGATCACCAAGCGATTGTTGGAAAGTTAGACGGAATCAACAATGGTATTTGTGATGGATTTTACGCAGTTAACAATAGCATGTTAACCGGATTCAATGGGATCAACACAAACATCATGCAGACTGGATATGGCATTCAGCAGGCTATCAACGCTGATACCGTAGCTAATATGCAAAATACAAATGCTCTGCAGGCACAGTTAGCTAACTGCTGCTGCGAGACACGCGAAGCTATTCAGGGTGTAAATTACAATATGGCAACCAACACTTGCGCATTGCAGAACACTATGAACAACAACACCAGAGATATTATTGACAGCCAGAATGCAGGTGTGAGAAGCATCCTTGACTACCTTTGCCAGGACAAGATTGCTACCTTACAAGCTGAGAACAATGATCTTCGCAGAGCTGCTTCACAGGATCGCCAGAGTGCACTGCTCACCACAGCAATGGCTGCGCAGACCAATCAGATTATTGACGCTGTAAGACCTACTCCAGTACCGTCTTTCCCGGCATCTAATCTCTATGGCTATGCTTACGGATGCGGATGCAATAGTGGTTGCAACTGCTGACAAAATTAAATATCGGTATCTTAACCAAAGTGGTTATGTCTGCTAACTAGCGCAGTATTACTATCAGCAAAGGGGCAGACTCAAAATAGAGCCTGTCCCTTATTTTAAGGAGGTATCAAAATGGCAGAATATGTTGCAGTCGCAACGCAGGAAGTTGCGGCAAATGAAAATGTAACTTTTACAAACACATCTGTTAAGGGTTCAAACTGCATACAGCACCGTGAAGGCAGTGGAATCATTACTCTTAGAGGTCTTACGAATCAGTGCCAGGCACGTTTTTTTGTAGGCTTCTCTGCAAATATAGCTCTTCCAGCCGGGGGAACTGTGGCTCCTATATCATTAGCAATTGCTATCAGTGGTGAGCCAGTGCTTGCTTCCAAAATGATTTCAACACCAGCTGCAGTATCTCAATTCAGTAATGTGTCCTCAGGCATTTTTATCAGTGTTCCACGTGGCTGCTGTGTAAATATTGCAGTTGAGAATACAAGTGGCGTTGCTATTGAAGTTGCTAACGCAAACCTTATAGTGAATAGAGTTGCTTGATTGGAGGTAGACTATGCATAAATGGGCTAAAGAAATCTTGGAATGTGTCAAAGAAAAAGCTAAAGCTATCGGAATTGATAATTTCGAAGGTCAGAATCTTGATGATTTAAAAGATTGGACCGAAATCGTTAAGAACATTGCTTGCTTTGATAAAGATTATCGCATCGTTGAGGCAATGGATAGACTGGAAAACGATGACGAAATTATGGAAATGGTTGAGCAATACGGTGATTACCCGTCACGCCGCTATTACGACCGCTACAGATACGCTAACGGCAGATTTGCCCCAAAGGGTAGAGGGACAAGAACCACAGGCAGACGCGGTTATGACGAACCACCTTATTGGCACATGACACCAGAAATGTATTATGAATGGGCTGATATGCCAGAAGAAGAGCGTATGCGTGATCTTGATAGACTCCGCTTTGGGCGCATGTACTACTCTGACCCACGTAGAGGCTCCCAAATGCCGTCAGATGGTAGAAGCGTAGAAGATATGGGAATGAAGTCAGAAAGCCGATATGACCGTGCTAGAAGGTCATACAGTGAGACTAAGGACATGCACAAAGCTAACACCAAAGAAGACAATGACGCAAACATGCGAGGACTTGAGTCCTTGCTAGCCGTTATCGACGAAGATCTTAAAGAGATCATGCCAGGGCTTTCAGCTTCCGAAAAAACAATGATGAAAACCAAGATGACAAACTGGGTACAGCGTATATAATCAATGGTACAACCGGGGGCAGATGCTCCCGGTTTTATTTCAATTGTGCATTTGCTATAAATGTGCTATAATGGGGGTATCAAATGTTTTTTACAGTAAATAACAGCACTTGGCAAGTTTGCTTTGTCAATCCTGGCGATCCGCAGTTGCAACGCAGTGACGGAACATATACTCTCGGTGTAACCGACAACAATTTAAAGACCGTCTTTATGTGTAATAATCTGTCAAACCAGATGATTGATAAAGTGCTATGCCATGAGCTGACACACGTTCATGCAATGGAATATGGATACTCTATCCCGATTGAAACAGAGGAAATTGTCGCAGACTTTATAAGCCTTTTTGGCAGGAGTATAGTAACTGTTGCAGATGAACTTATATATCAGCTTTTAGGAAACAATATAATTAGGTACTGTGCATAAAATAAAGATCGCAGTACACGCACGACTTTAGGCAATGTGCCAGAAAGGAAGGCAGATGTACACAAAGATTCACACGCAAAAAGATGTTCTCCGTGAGCGATATCTTTATCAATCCGAACTTACTCCACTGGGCTTTCCAAAACTGCTCCCAGTACATGCTACTCTGAGTGGGCTTAATGCAGTATCATTTTGTGAGGCAGCGAAAGAAAAAAATCCGAAGAAGGCGCTTTGCCACTTTTTTATTGACGACACACGGTTCGAGCCATTATGGAATCAGCCGCAAAAGTATCTTCCGACACTCGAAAATTTTAAATACATCTGCGCTCCTGACTTCTCATTTTATGACTCTATGCCAAAGGTCATGCAGCTACATCAAGTGTACAGAAGCCGCGCCCTTGCATGGTGGCTATTTATGAATGGATGCGACGTCATCCCAACTGTAGGTTGGGGAAGCACAGAGACGTTTGATTTTTGCTTTGAAGGGTTGCCAGAAGAGAGTACGCTGGCAGTCAGCACAAACGGCTGCTTTACCGATCAAGGCAAGGAGTGTTATCGGCAGGGCTTCAAAGAAATGTGTTCCCGACTCCATCCTACAGAAATTTTAGTGGTTGGACGTCCTATTGATGTGGACACATATGTAAAAATCACGTATCGAGAATCATTTGGGCAGAAACTTACAAGAAAGTTGAGGGGATGATATGGGCGGTAGAAGTGGAAAGAAGCGCGAAATCAGCATAATAACCTATGTTGGCAGTTTGAAGCGAATCAGAACTGAGGAAACTGTCGGAAATATCACAGTCATAAGAACCGAATACAAACAGCAGAAGCAGAAGAAGCGCCGTAAGAAAAGCCGATAGATTTTAACATTATTTTACAGTAAAATAATGTATAATAATGTAAAGTAATGTAAAATGCTGTCAAGAACCTGTCTCTTATACACATCTGACGCTGCCGACGAAGCTAGAAGTGTAGATCTCGGTGGTCGCCG